AACAAGGGCAACAGAGTCTAAGTATTGAGACGAGATCTTACCCGCTCCGCTATTTAGCACAGGGATCCAGTCTGACTTCGCGTTTTCGTCGTTTTCTTCAAATAATACTCTTACTCTGGATAAGTTTTCAGGATCATCAATGTCAAATATCTTTGCACTATGCAAGAATAACTCAGAGTTTAGCCCACCCTGAGTCTTATATAGTTTCTCAATATTATCCTGAGCTGCTACAATAGCATTAATAAATCCAGAGGCCATTTATTTTATTTGTTGATAACTTGAACTGCAATAAAACCGTCGTCTATATTAGCATCGATGTCAGCTCGTTTTATATGGAAAATAACGTTGTCTGTATATCTATTTACTTCTATGTAGCACCCGAATCCTTGATCCATACCTTGAGCAAGAACTATATAATCTTCATCGGTGCTATATGGCGTTGCAAAAGTTAATCTATAGCGCCCGTCCGAAAGTCTTGAAGGAGTCACTCCAGGCATTCCTGTCCAAGTCGGAGAGCTGCCTAGGGCAATTTCCCCTTGGACATACCTGGGAGGGACGGAGATCTGCGATGTAGTCCCAGAGATGGGAAGCTGAGTTGTTGGTTCAGTGAAATCAGAAGTGTATCTTGTAGACTTCGAGATCCTTACATCGTCTATGTACCCATCAAAATTGAAGCTCCAATTAAGCTGTCCGCTGTGGCCACCTATATTAAAATTATCTGGGTTTACAATGTCGTTATCTGTTATAGTGTTTCCTTGTCTGGTACCATTTATATATAGACTAATTGTTCCATCAGAACTGTCTCTAACAAGAGCAATATGAGCCCATGCACCAACTATATTACCTTCTGCTATTGTGACTATATCTGAACCAGTGTTGCCGGCATGAGAAGAGTTCTCTGAGTTATACCAACTAAATATCGCGCTGGACACCCCGAATGCTTGTCTTACTAACAAAGCAAACTCGCCACTAGTCCCGTCGCCATTAAATATAGACTGAGCTGAGGTCGACCAAGAATTACTATCTAAGAACACCCAAGCTTCCATAGTCCAAGCGCCCGTAAAACTATAGTTGCTTGTCACTGGGTATCGCAGTCGAGACTGCGGCCGGGCAGCGCTGTTTATCCTCAAGCTCCCTCCACCTACTTTTCTTGGGGCGCTAACAATATCTATGGCATCAGATGTTGAGTTGGTCGAGTAAATCTTCTCCGGTGTAACATTATACTTAACATCGACAATATCGCTATCAAACGTCGAGCGAATCATTACATTATCCCAATCTGTGTCCGAAGGGATAGTTGTAGGTGCGTCGATTAAATAAAACTGTCTCCAATCTGTCCCATCGTAGTAATAAGGAGCGCCTCCGATTACCTTGATATCCCTATTGTTTCCAGACGTACCTGCAATAGTAGCATTATTAGTATTAATTCCCAATGAGCTGGCTTTAACTTCACCGGTAATATTAACATTTCCGGTTCCATCTATATTATTGCTATTAAGATCTAGATTCCCTCCGAGTTGTGGTGTGGTGTCGTTTACAACGTTCTGTAAGACCGCCGAAAGATCGGGAGGAGTATACGTAAATTGTCCGTTAGTATTGTTATAGGATAAGCTGGGGGACGTTGATGGAGAATTTGAAGTTACAGATAGATCGCTTAAGCTTATGCCGTCCGATTGACTAGAGTTTTCCCATTTACTAGTGGTGCTATTATATTTAAGAACCTGATTATTAGCCACCGAGGTAATGTTTACGTTACCTACATCATTGAGCACGTTAATCGTGGTCCCTGAAGTTACCTCTCCGGCAATCCAGGCCGAACCACTCCACTTGAGAACGTTATCCGTTGCAACCCCAGTTGTATCAACATCCACTAAGTTGTTAATCGACTGGGCCGATAAAGACTGTAGGTATCCTTGGACCGCGTGGTTACCCCATGCGTACGCCGCGTCCCACTGGTCTACGTCCGTTTGAGTAATATCAAAAGCCACAGAAGCAGAGAAGACGGGATCTGTCTCTGTAAAATCCGTGTCAATGGCATTCTGGATATTGGTCTTAAGAGTTATATAACTAACTTTCTTTGTTTCTCCACTTGAGTTTAACGCTGTATCACTAACGTCTACAACGGGAAAGAAATCATTATTTGAAAGGGAGGATAAAAGAGGTAACTCTGAGATTTTTCTTGGGATTGGGTTTGTCATTGTTACTCGGATATAAGCGGATTAGAGGATTCTGTGGTTAATATACCACTATTTTCTAGGGTGATATTAGCATCTAAGATACTTTCATCTACATCTGTAGGATCGAAAAAAGCATCGCCTTGACGCCAAAGATCTGCAGCTAAGTAAGGATATTGAACTCGGCTATTTAGCCTTGCGTTTGTCCAGTGTTTTACTAAGGATTCTACCGTATCCCAAGTGGTTCCGTTCCTATTATAATAGAAAGGAAGCCTAAAGAACATATTATCGGAGAACTCGCCGTCTCCCACCCTAGTAACACCAGCAATTAACTGATTACTAAATGACCCACTTAGCGCATCGTCTAAATCTCCCACCTGGGCCAGGTCATATTTAACTGGAGTTAGGACAGAGGCTTCTGCTTCATATGCTCTGATACCAGAATTAACTACGTACTTATGGCCCTCTACTACTTCTCTTATTTCCTGTCGGGTATGCGATTTAATCTCAAATAGACTAAATAAAAATATCAGAGAGATCAAGGTTCCCTTTGTTTCCATTAGCCCCTTCCAATCTTTCTTAGACACCGAGAAATTTTGAGAATGTAAGTTAGATAGACTTATCTCTGATAGATCTTTTACTCCATCAGCCGGGTCCTCGTCGTCTCTCCATAGATCCATATCAAACGGGTGTGATTCAAGAACCTCTCCTTTTATTGTCTTGTAGGTTTGATCTACCACAGTCCTATCTAACTCGTTATCAAACCAACCCAAGGAGTTTTTGATCATCGCCCTCTTGTACTTTATGTCCCAATTAACATTCCACGCGTCTCCTGAAAGTCCTACGTGTTGCGCTAACCAATCTAAGTTCTTAGGGCTGCATTCTGTGGGGTCTAGGTACGCATGATAAAAAGACTCGATGTCGTATTTCTTTTCTCTTAAAAACTCATCGGCACCTGCCAAGATCCACTTTGCAATAGGAGCCTTAGGCAAATCATCCTCTAGCAATCTATACCAAGATTGAGAATCTTTTGGGGAATAGAGTTCTTCTTTTGTTCTTGAGGAAACAATAGGAGACATTCCATATTTCTTTCTTTCGTCGTCTTCTTCTATTATCCTTGGTAAAAACTTAAAGGCTATTTTTCTGTCAGTTGTTGTGACTATTGTTCCGATCTCTAACGAGGAGATGGGTAGAGAGAACCTATCGTTCTCTTCGCCAATTGCAACCACTTCTTCAAAATCATCAGACCTATACCCTCCAGAAGCCGCGGGTAGCCTAAGATAAATTGGCCTTGAGTTCTCGTCTGATATATTCTTAATCCTAGATTGCTTTATGCCACTAAGAGTTATTTGGAAACATTTATTAAATATATCTTTTATGTCTCTAAAGATGTAAGTAATAAACTCTCTGTTTGTTTCGTGGTTTGCAGTCCTATTTATCCATCTCTGGTCCATTAGACTCTTTAGTTTGTCTTTCCAGACCTTATTTAGAGAGAACAACAGATCTTCTATCGCGTTCATTACTTTCTTATCTAAAGGACTATTACACAGAGACGAATAAGTTGGGCCTGTTTCTAATAACCTGAGATCTTTAAATGCCAGATCTAAGACTTGTCTTATAAAATCTTCTTCAGAGTACACAACTCCCGTTAATGGATCTTCTCCAGAAAGTTCTAGGGTATAGTTAAATATTTTTAACACTTCTTCGGAAAATACTCTATCCAAATAGTTAACCGGAGGTAAGAATACGGTTGTTCCTTTGCTTGCCGGTTTATCGATATTTAACTCCGCGCCGTCGAGGTTTCTATACTTACCCCTAGTGATTGTTTTTAGCTCTAAGAACTCTTTTCCGCCTATAAAATATTCTAGTTTACTCCCACCATAAGTATTCTCGGATGTGTATTTCCATTTATAACTAGATATCTTTTTAATCTTTCCTATGATACATTTGCCCGGCAAACAATCCGTGTTTGTTCCGTCGCCACATCTCATTCCTTCAATAGCGCAGTTCTCGTTTCCTCCGCTAAGTTCCCCAGGGACTGGTTCCCCGTGAGCGTATATCTCAAACTCTTCGTTTGTATTCTTTGTTAAAAGCTCGCCGTCAGGTAAGTAGACATTACCTATGCTTTCA